CTGTGTTTTCGCTGGTAAGCCCACTATCTGCGATGCTGTACGGCCCTATGTTTCCCTGTTTGGTTACAAATTGCCCGCTATCAAGATTCCAATAGTTCTTGCCTGTTGCATCCGTTATCGTCCCCGCCGTAATCAGATTCGCGTTCAGAACGCCCGTAGTTATCATCGACGCATTTATCCGACCGTCCTGCGTCAGAGCTATGTCGTCAAACGGGCCTTGATACCCGTTGTGCGAATGTCCGAGCCCGCCCTGATTGAATCGCCATACGTTGACAGCTGTGTCTGTATCAGGAGTGTCCATGATCAGGATTTCCTGCGGATAGCCGTTCGGACCTGGGGTCATTACCACGTAACCACCGAGACCGCCACGGATGAGATCTGTAGCATACTGAATCGCCGCTTCCATCATCGATGTAGTCGGAACGTTTTCCATTATCTGCGACTGGATGACTTGTCCGAGTGAGGCCTGAACTTGTCCGAGCTCGATACTGTCGTATCTGTCCATCAGGACGTCATAAACGACCTTCACGACTCTCTGCTTCACTTCAGAGATACCGACCTGCGGATAATAGACCGATACAGTGTCGCACAGAGAAACGCGCTGTAAAGCCGAATATTCCTCAAATTCTGCCGTCTGCCATAGCTGCACGAAGTCCACTGTCAGATTCTCGTTCGGAAGCCATGCTTCACTTCTTTCGAATCGACTGATCGCAGCGTTACGGAGCTGTTCCACTGTTGGCTGCTCTTCGAATACATCCGACAGGTCCATCGGCGCTGCGTCTGCGATTGTATAAGCGACCTCGATCGGTTCGTCTGTTTCCGTTCTGATAATGATTAGGTTGTGGTCCGTCAAATATGCGATCTGAGGCTCTGCTCCTGAGAAGACCAGCATCTTCTCCGGCAGCGTTACCAGCTCACCCTCTGAACCCATCCAGTACGGGACAACTGCATTATATGATTCGCCATCGTCAATAGTCTGACTCAGATTCGTCATGTTCTTCGAGTAGCGTATCTCAACATCAGAGTCCTGTCCTCGGTGTGCATGGAGCTTTACAGTGAATTTGTCAAATTCATAATCGCCCCCACCGAATACGTCCAGAATGGAATTTTCTTCTCCTCCGAGCATATTCCTTGCGTTTCTCGGTACATCGTTCGTGAACTCTGCCGTTGTGGTTTTGTCTGTCCAGAACGCGAACGGATTACTGTTGACCGAATTCGTAGAAATACCATTAAGAGCAGCTGCTACCGACCCCGCTGTATACGGCATGACTACAACGTCATTAAGTCTGTAGCTGATGTGATGGGCGTTGAACGTAACGATTCCATTCAGATCTGGGACCGAACGTGAATAGATAACAAACGGCTGGATATCGTGCTTGTCATCATGAGTACACGCTACGATTTTGCCGATGCCTATTTCATCGAAATGCACACCCGTTATCGGATAGTCGAATTCTGCTTCGTATATCCCGTTTCTTTCCTCCGTTACAACGAAACGAGTGCAGTCCGAAAGACGTCCGATTCCGTTTGTAACGAAGCGGGTTTCGTCTCTGTTGTATAGAATTGGTATCATATACGCCACCACCTCGGTGTAATGACCACTCTGGTTATTCCTGAACCGAGTGTCACAGTATTAGCTCCAGCTGACAGGACCGGAAACTCTTCACCGGCGTTCTGGATATAATCGTTACGGCTTACCTTCCCAGAACCGGACACTTCCCACGCCTCCTGTGATTCGCAGTCGATGTACAACACACTGGAAGATGATGCCCTTGCAACGATGGTCATTGTCTGTGTTCCGAGAGTCAGAATGCCCGAACCTGTCACAGCCAGCATCGGTTTTGCATCGAACAGAGTCGGATTCGTAATGGATCCACTGCTTGTGAATGTCTGATCCGTTTCGCCTGATACAAGCCAACGCTGTGGTTTGCAGTCGAAAGTGATGTTGAACTCAGATGCCGTGTTGTGCTTGATCGGACTTACATCGAGCCCGCTCTTAAACACCGCAAGCCTATATTCATCAGGATGGAATGTGTCTGTCAATCTTTGATACCCAATCTGTGAGCAAAGTGCATTCCGCAAGCCCGCGAGCTTAGTTCGGAACGTCGCTAAGTCCTCCTCATAGTTGAACGCGGGATAAGTTAGCTCGATATTTTCAAAGGCCCCTTCGTCCAGGAAAAGCGCTCCGTTCTTCCCGGGTATGGTTATCATTTCGCCCCGACGTTCGGGAGCGTTGAATGTCCCCTCTCCGCCGATATAAATACCGAAATCGGCACTATTAACAGTGCCGAATGTAAATGAGTTATATGTTGCCATACGCTAAATTCCTCCGCTTTTGAGCGCGTGCGAGAACTTGCTCGACCTTGTACGCTAATTCCGTCTCGTTCATACCTTGCGACGGATATACGTTTATCGTAATCGGTCCGCCGTTTCCGCTTTCTTCTCGGACGATATCGCGCAGATCATCCAGCGCACCGACGAACTCCGGCCGCTTTTCGCCTACGCCGATCACCGCCGGGCTGTTGAATATTCCGCCCTTGTCGTACCATTCAACGCCAATGTGCGGGACTTTCGGAGGCACGAGGCTGAATCCGCCCTTAATTTTGAAGTGCGGGAGCTTGATGCCCTTGAAAATCTTACCGAGCTTGATAGGGAACCAGCTTTTTATCTTGTCAATAATGGCCAAGAAACGCTCTTTGATGTTGTTGATCGGTGCCATGAATCTGTCGCGGATGCCTCTTGCCGCCGCAGAGACTTTTCCCCACAGCGCGGAGCCCAGCCCACGAACAATCGCAATGCCAATTTGTCCAAGAGCGCTAACGATTTTCGGCAAATTCTTCAGGAGCGCCATAGCGAACTGCCCAATCAGCTTGCCTGCTGCGGCCAGGATCTTCGGCAGTGTAGTTTTTATCCAAGCCGTTACCTTTTCAGCGGTCAGTCCGTCCGCTTTCGTCTGAAGCCATTTAGCTAACGACGTCAAGAGCTCTGATATCTTTTTTACTACGAGCGGCGCACCCTCTTTTAAGAATGTGAAAATCGCACCCGGAATTGATCGTATAATGTTTCCGAGCATTGGTATAAAGTTGTTGAAGAAAAAGTTCACCGCAGATTTCGTGAGCACATTCAGCGATTCAGATACATCCATTCCCAGCGCCAATTCTCCGAGGAAGTTCTTCGCCGCCGCTTTCATTGACGCAAATGAGCCTGTGAACGTGTCTCCCGCTTCATATGCCGCCGTTCCTGCAATTTTTAGGTTATCCTGAATGAGATGGATAGCCTCATAAACGTCTCCGAGGTTATTAATGTCAAAGCTCTTCCCCATTGCCGCCGGAAGTGCTTCAGCATCTTTTAAGAGCCTCTGCATCTCTGTTTTCGTACCGCCGTAACCTAATTTCAGGTTATCCAACATGGTATAATTCTGTTTTGCAAAACCCTGATACGCGTTCTGTATCATGGTCATGTCCGTGCCCATTTTCGCAGAGTTATCCGCCATATCCATTATGGCCATATTCGCCGCTTCAACGGCTTTCTTTGCATCTCCGCCATAGGCTTTTTTCAGAGCGGCACCAAATGAAACAGCCTGCTCTGAATATTCATTCATTGATATGCCCGCTTTTGCCGCCTCTTTTGCGTATGAACGCGCAGTGTCAGCCGCTTTTCCGTAGAGCGTATCAAGTCCACCGATATAGGACTGTTGCAATTTGCCGCCCTCATCAATGCTTGACTTGATCATGCCAACAATCGCCGTGCCTATTCCTGCGGCAAGAATTGCTTTTTTGGCAAACGAGGCTATCTTGCCGCCTACGGAAACACCTGCCGATTCAGCCTCTCCACTCAGTACGTTGGAAATCGACCCGCTTATGCCTTGAGCCGACGGCACGATCTGCACATACGCCGTTCCCAGTGTAGTTCCTGGCATGTCTATTCTCCTCTGATCCTTGCAAGTGCCGCCTCAAATTCCGATGCGGTTTTGAATCCGACTACTTGCTTTTTCTTTGCATCATTGCTAAGTATGTCCGTAAACAATGGCGGGGTCGTTCGTTCCTTGCTGAATCCCGCTCTGATTAACGTCAGATTGTCTGCAATAGATGCGAGTAAAAGTGTCTCTGCGCTGACAGATGATTCTGCCGCGTAGAGCTTTATTCGTGAATCGTCCCTCAAGCCAGCTGATAAGGTCGCCGCCAATTTGACTGGCAACGACCTATAATCGTATATCTGATATGTCTCTGCAAGGTCGCATATAAGCGCGTCCTCGTTGAGATTTATCATGCTGGCGAGGGTCATGAGTTTTTTAGTTCGTTGACCGATTCCATAAGCTCCCCAAGAGCCTCAACCATAGCGGAACTCGATACTTTACCGTTCTCTCCTCTAAGATGCTCTTTGAGCATTTTGACGCCCTCATTCCCGAGCAGCATCTTTGCTGCCTTGACTATTAGGCCCGTCTCGCCTTCGTCAATGCTCGCAAGCACTTCGAGAAATTCCCAGTCGTCAGTTACCGACTCTGCAATGGTCATTTCGAATCCGTCTTTGAGCTTTGCTTTCATGGATCACCTCTTCATTTCTCCGCTATGCGGTCTGCTTGATATACTCGTAATGAGTATTTCCGTTTTCATCCGGGAGTGCTGTGATTGTCACCTCATAGCCCACTGCATCTGAGTCGGTATAAGCGATATCTCCGATTTCGGATATCTTCCCCTGTGGGATAACGACTCTCTTGACGGTGTTGCTATTCATGACCATGTCAACTACCCAAACGCCGACTTCCGGCTCTTTTGCGTTAGCCGTAACAGTGATGCCTGTTGAAAGGGTTCCCGTTACGTTGCTTGAGCCGTATACAGCTTTGAGTACGTCCGCATTCAGAACTTCAATAAGAGTGAACTGGAATGTGTCAGTCTTCTCTTCCTGGATGTTAAGGACAGTGTCTCCGCCCCATGCCTTGATATCTGTGGTTTCAGGGCTGTTTGAGTTTGTCATGCCGTCTTCACTGCAATAACCGAGCGCCTTGAAAGCATTATCAAGTGCGGTTGTTGCGTCGGTTGGTACGGTTGTGCCACTTACGGCTCTCCATACAGCACCGCCGATTGCAGGCTTGCCCGCACTTACATTTCCTACTGTCTGTGCCATTGATTTCCTCCTAATAGTGAGTAATATCGTACACGGCTTGCCAACGGTACTGTTTGGTTTCCGTGTCCGTAAAGTTATAGTCTGTTTCGAGCTCGACCTTTGCTACACGGTTGAGCTGCACAAAATCTTTCATCGCCGTCTCGACTTCGCTGTTCAGGATCATCGCGTCAAGCAACGACGCTCCATACGATTGGATAGCGATGGTTGTTGTTGTAATATGGTTGCTCCTGCGGCTCCCCGTCTGCTCAAGTAAAACGTAGTTCGTGAGCTCTTTAGGAGACTCAGCGTACACATTCACGTCAAGGTTGTCGTTGAGGAACGTCACTAAATCAACAAGAATCATTAAGCGCCTCCTCTTGCTTTAAGCAATGTATTGTTCTGATAATTGTCACGGCGGGCTTCAGGAGTTGCGGCGAATACGGATGCGTTCGCTCTTGTCTTACCGACCATAGATGAAACTTCGTACCCGAGCCCTGCCGGGCATCTGCTCAGAATTTCGTTTGCGTATTCCGTGCAGACATTCTGTGCCTCCGGGCTCTGCATAAGCTCTCTTACGCCCGCTCTGTCCAATTTGAACTTAACCTTGCTCATATTTTTCTACCTGTACCTTTTTGTTCCAGCTCAGCGGGATAAGGCTCTCAATGCCCTCTGTCGGGATGGCTATTATCCGCCAATCTGCATCAAAAAAGCGGACTTTCTTGCCCGCTGTCCATTC